AACGGTGAATTACTCATAAATTTACCCTCCAAGTCTAACAGTTAATTCAAGGCGAGCGCTTTAAGCTCGCCGCATTGTTCCAAACCTTACCGCGCCGCCCCTGCTTACCTCAAACGTTAGGCACACATGCTACTTCTTCGACTAAGCAGAAAAAGCTCCGCACCTTAAACATCTTTCCATTTTTCAAATCGCTCTTATCCGAGGCGGATAGGCTATTAAACCAGTTAATTGTGTTTTCGTTCCACGGTTTCCATGGGTAATAACTCCCATCACCCCTAAGACCCACTACCCGTATTTGGGGAGTAAGTCCTGGCAATTCATTCAACGCAGACCCGCCGCCAACATCTTCGTTTAAATTTTGTTCACTGTTCATAATTTTCTCGCTCTTAATGTGGCGTTGTAAGACATTAAGGAATCGGCAAAATCCCATCCGCAATACGCCGTACTTCATCAATATACCATTTCGGCAAATTGTGATCCTCAGCCATTTCTGCCAAAATCTTAATGTTGTGCTTTGCCCAATTTGCCGTTGTGTTTGTTATCAGCGCATCTTTCATCCGCTGGTTGTCATCCAGCGGTTTTCCGCAGTGGATGCATGTCACATACTGTTCCCACTTCTTAAAATAGGGTCTCGCGTGTTCCATGTCTTTTGATACCTCTTTATTACTCACTCTGCTACCCCTTGTTTAATGATTGGTGATCTCTCCATACCAATAGCGATCTTTCTGCATCAATTGCTCCATAAGCATTTGATTATTTTGCCTAGCTGCTCAATGGTTCGGTCTTTCTGGCATGATGAGCATCTAAACTTTTTCATTTAATAACCTCAACACTGATTTTTCCGGTCACTCCGCATTTAGTTAATCTGACGGCACAGCCCAGTTTTGGAAAATGATTTATTTCAACTATATCATCCTCTACGATTTTGTATCTACAAGCTGGTAAAATGAACATCAAATCAGCCTTTATAAATATCCAATCGCCTTTTGATGACTGTAACGCTACTCGCTTCCCATCCTTAATTGCTTTGCGTAAATGCGCGTACTCATCCGTCTTTGCCCAAGTGTAGTTTTCAGCCCAGTCGCCATCGTGTTTATTGTCAGGGCCAGACCTAAACTCAATACGGCCATCAATATGCGTTTCAACATCCTCTACAGTGTATTCATAGCCGTCTTTGTGATACAAAACATCACCAGTAAATACTGGCTTGCCATCAAGTAAAACCAGACAAAATTCATACGCATTTACATCAGCTAAAAAATCAGGTGTTCTCACACAGGGCATGCCAACAAACCTAACGCAGGACACAGGCGGCACAACAAATTTAGAAATTTCACACATATCAATAATATCGCCATAGGTTCTGAATAAATCCGATCTTGTTTCTATTTTTTTCATACAGTCACCCCCATCCTTGCTTGCCACTCGATAGCAGCATTAATAAATGCAACTAGCGGATCGTGCCGTTTTTCAAACGGACATGATACAGAGGCGGCAATCACCTGTTTAAACCCGAGCATAATATCGTCAGGTATACCGTCCTCATTGCTCAAATACCCCGCAATGGCATCAATCGCCATATCGCCGTAGTCGTCGGCATCTTGCCGGATTTCCATCTCTATTTTGTCTGCATAGGCTGATAGTTTATCAGCCATGCTGGCATTATGTTCTGGCGGCAATAGCCCGTCATACCAGAATTGCGCGGCTTCATAGCCTGTCATTTCACTCATTGTATTCCCTCCGGCTGGATCATCACGGCGATAACGAACAAGATAGTCACAGTAGCTAACATTGTTAACAGTGTGATGACATTATACAGAACGCTATCAGGTTTATTTACCCCGGTTCCCGAATAATTCGGAATTTTTTGAACTTGATCCTTCATAAAAAAAGTCATTTTATTATCCTCGGTTATTTTATAAATTCGCCGGGTACGTTATCCGGCATCAAAAACTGCACGACTTCCACCCATTCAGTTGTTGCGCTTCCATCAAGATCGTTCCTTAGCATCGTTAGGGGCTTCCGGTATGGGCATCCAGAATATTGGCCAATATGCATCGTCGCATTCAGTTTCTGCACTATGTAAATCGCCTCCTATATAATTAGCCACAGCCCACAACCAGCCTGTACCATAGTCAAACCGACTGGCCACTGTTACACCAGACAATAGCACAACCAGCACATTGACATCCAAATCCGGTAAACGATAATCCGTGCTTATCCACGCCTCCCCGCCGATCTGTGGCGGTTTTGTAGTTTCGTTACTGTTCATCAATTACCTCTTCGTTCAAGTCCGCTGGACGGCGGGCTGGTTAATTATGCTTTATGCATCAGGCAAAGTTCAGCTCTATGTAGGGCACCAATTCCTGAACAAACAGCATCTGCTACACATATCTCTGCTGACTCAAATGTTTTAGATACTGCATAAATATGCCCGCCGCTGAAAACAACACACCAGTGCCATTTGTCATGGGGTGCAATATGCCGTTGAATTTCAAGTCTTACAGTTTCCATATTAAGTGCCGCCCAAACGTTCCCAACAATCCCCACAGTAGGGTCCATCATTATCGCCTATATAAAGGCTATCTTCACCTTTCCCAGCATTGCCTGTTGGCTCGCCACAGTCGTAACAGTGCTCAAGGGTTTCACCTGGGTAGCGGGCATTCACGGCTTGATGTTCGGTTTGCGACAATGGACGCTTATACCCACTGTCTCTTCGCTTTTTCTCTTCGTCAATCCAGTCCATTTCTGCCTCCGTTTAATAAATTCACCTTTAAAAAAATCCCGGACGAAACCGGGGAGTGGTCGCCTTTAGGAGCGTTTAAACTTGGTGTGTTAGAGCCAGTAATTCTTGTTTTTTTGCGTTGAGTTCGTCCATTTTAGCAATGGCTCGGGTTTTTTCTTCTTCGATCAACCTGTCGATTACATTAATCTGGTTGTTCACAACAGTTTCTTTTGATAGCTCTTTATAGTCGACACTAGTCCATTCCGTCATCTGTACGTATTTTTGATAATTTCCATGCTCAAAATATTGAAGGCAAATAATTCCTCCATAACTTGTTTCAAACAGTGCGTTTTTAATTTTCATTTTTTATCCTCGGTTAGATTTTTAATTCGTGATAATGATAAATTATTTTTTAATAAATTACAATATTTATTTTACAATAAATTCATTTATTTTATTAATAGCATCCTGACAGCCCATAGCGAGCAGGTAATGCTGCCCTATACTATGGACATAAATGCTAAATAAATTTTGCTCTTTGCTCCACACACCGCCCCGAATGCGTTTCATTTCAATCCAGCATAGCCAGGCTGGTATGAACAAATCAGCAGCGCCGGGGTGCATACCTTCGAGCAATTGCGCACATCGCTCAGATGGGTGTCGTTTTCCGCCGTTGCGGATGGACATAATGACTATGCCGGGATAATTTTCCCGAAACCAGGCAACAAAATCACACTGCTCCATAAATTCACTAGGCACTTCTCTGGATTTTCTTTTTTTTGCCTCAACTTCACGAGCTGCCATTTCGGCGTTATCCAATAATGCATCACGCTCTTCTATAGGTTGGCTCAGCGCATAGAAAATAACCATTTCGCGTTCGCCTTTTTTACGCATACCCTGGCGTTTACAGATTGCGTCCAGTTCGGATTTAAACACATTGTCACTAATCATTCAAATACCCTCAAAAATCAGTCTCTATATGAATTATCATTGTTTTGCGCTCAGAATTTATAGCCTGGTCATATTTTTTCATGCAGTACAGGCGCTGGTCTAGGCGGTCAAACCAACCCATTAAATCGCATCATTAAAATATTATCCATTTGCCAACCCCTCAAAATATTCCAGCAATTCCCCGCGCCGTTCGACGGGCTCCAAAAGGCAATCGGCTATAATTTCTTCATCAACTCCGGCCCGAACCATCGCAGCGGTAAAAACGCCATCACGTATATAGGAATCTCCGGTTGTTGACGTGGGCTCGGGTTCTTTTTTCGGTTGTTGGTTTAGTGCGGTCAAGATGTCCATCAAAATTGCCACTCCAATAGTTTATTAAACCGACCATCACGAACCAATGTGATGGTTTTCACGGTTTTGAAATATTGCCCATAAAAATCATTCAACAAAAACAGCATGTTTTTAACATTGTGGCCGTTTTCGAATTTTGAAATTTGATACCAATCTTTCCCCGGCGATTTCATCAAACTTTTGATCTTCGCGATAGCCAGGCCGCGAGCTGATCCCGTGTGCTCAATGCACAAATATTCTGTATGCAAAAGTGCCGCATCCTCATCCCAGAAGAACATTTTTATCATCGGTACATCGGTCTTTTGATATGAGTCAAACGTAATTTTAAACACTTCATAGGTAAATTTTTCTTTTTCCACTTTGGCCGCCAATACATCAGCCACGGTGCGCATGGAGTAATTTCCTTCGTCATTAATACTGACAAATTCTGCTTTGCATTTAGCGCATTTCTTGGCGGCTAAAATATTGACGTGATTACATAATATCCCGTCATTGACAGCGGTGCATATTTTCTTCGGTGCGTCACCGCGCTTTTTAATATTTTTCGGAATCTGGATATTATCAATGCCGCCAAGCCGTTCGATATTACTGCCGTAATCCCAAACTTTACCAATCAAATCACCATACGGCCTCACTAACCGGCCTAATATTTGAATTAAAAGTCCGGGGCTTGTGGTAGCCCTAAGCAATACGATGGATTGCAATGCAGGGAAATTAAACCCCGTCGTGTAGATATTGACGTTCACAAGGTATCTTTTTCCATATCCATGCTTAAACCATTTTGTCGTCTCATCTCGGTCATGATCACTAGTCTCATTGCTCACCATTCGCATCGTTGATAAGTCACCCCAGCACGCTAAAACACGTTTCCCGGCTTCGCAGTTTGGCACAAAGATCAAGGATGTTTCTATATCCTCATCGATAAACCCTTGCCTAAAGTCTTCAACCGCGTTATCACAAATATTATCAAACTTTATCCCAACGTCCGTTTGATTATATTCAAGGCCAGACATTTTAACGCCGGTTAAATCTATTTGATAATGGGTGTTCATTATCCTAATTTCAGCTAAGTATTTTTCCTCTATCAGTTTTTTAATGCCAGGCTCTACTGATGTGTCGTAACAAATTGATGTAAATAACGGAGTGCCTTTGATACACTTTTCTGTCAGAAAGCCTTGCCCAAGCCTGTATGGGCTTGCGGTCATTCCCATTATCAAAATATCAGGATTGATACGTTGCTGCGATTTTACTATTTTGCGTATTTGAGACAGCTCATTATTAGAAACCAAATGCGCTTCATCAATAATAATCATCCCAAACGTGCCGCTGATTGCCCGTAAACTATAAAAAGATTGATACATCGCTATGACAATTTCGCGATTATTTTGTTTTTTATTCAGCTTTAAACAGACCCTGCCAAGTCGATTAATTTGGTCATGTCCTATGTAATCCAAACACTCCTCATAATTCTGATTAACAAGCTCTTTTGTCGGAACAAGACAAAGAACGCGCATATTTTTTTTATGTCCATATTCGGACAGCATGGCCGCACATAGCGCCTTGCCTAGAGCCGTCATCATCGATATACAGGTTATCTCCCTATTGCGCCATGCTTTTACAACAGCATTACAAGCATCTTTTTGGTAATAACGAGGCTCTTTTTTCATAATGTATTGAATGGATGATATTTTCTCTTTGCATTAATTAACTAACACGTAAACTTTCATGTCTTTCAAGCATCACCCCCGGTAATTCAGGCGCTGAAACGTAGGCAATGTCAGGGTCAAGTTTTTTTAATTTAGCGTTATAGATAGTTTCTCGAAGTGCTGCGATAATTTCCTTATTATTCAATTCTTTATGCTCTGGAATTACAGTTACAAATTCATCAGGCAAAAGATCAATGTCGAATCTATCGCTAAAAATTAACGCACCCGGCGTTAATCCATGCGATACGGACGAAATGGAGCCTCTGAATTTTTTAATATCAAAATCAACGCAGATTGACAAAATAAATTCACGTAACTTCTCTACCGACCGTTCATCACGTTTTTTGTTTTTAGCGAGCCGCTCCGTTGCCGAGCGCAACGCCTCTTTTGATATGTCCGATTTAGTTATGGCCTCGGCTAAAATAGTGGTTAAAAATTCCAGCTTCCTACTGACATCGCCCTGGATTCGCTGTAATACCGCATGTATTTCTTCGTCATCTTCGGCCCATTCAAGTTCCGAAAGTGCTTCGATATTCTCTTTTTTCAAATCATATGTTGATGTCATTTTTTTATTCCTCAGTAATTATTTTTATAAATTGTTCTTTTTGCCGCCGTCCTTGCCGCCTTCCTTGGCATAATCATTTATATTAAAAAGGGGCGTCATCACCCCAATCATCATCGCCCATATTAACTGGATCAGTTTGCGGTGCATTTGGCTGGTTTTGCGCTTGTTTCATGATGTTTTTATCTAACACTTTTTGTGAGTTTTTTATCGGCTCAAGCCCTGCTATGTATTTTTCGATTGCGATCGGGTTTTCTTCGTTCTTTAAAAACTCAGCCGCACTTTCCATGGTTTCAGCGTCGCAAAATTGTAGAAATTCAGGTCGACAGACACGCTCTCCCGTTAATATTTTTTTTCCGTATTTGTCTAAAATAGCTTTGCCATCATCACCTTTTTTAAAAGCTGATCCCCAGCTTTTTTCGTCACTATCAAACATTTGTTTATCAGATTCGACCATCTGAAACACACAGCCTATTGATTGATTAATAAGGTCAGGATAAACCATTTTTTTAACTTCGGTCTCCTGTTTCAAATCAAAATCGTAAATATGCACCAGGCCGCGCTTGGCTGTCAGTTCGTCAATATCGAGTAATACCATCAGATCATTAATCGTCTGAATAGCGGGTAAATCGCGTCCGTTTTTGTCGGTTGTTAGGCCGGTTCCGGCGGTATGCCACAGGTCGATTACCGCGTATTGTCCGCTATCGGTCACAAAGTCAATGTGAATGGCCTTAGCATCACTTGATGCGCTGTCGCGGTCGTAAACTTTTGTTATCGTGCCGGGGTAAAAGCCAGTTTCTTTAATCGCCCCGGCGGAAAAAGTCCGCACTTTTGAATTATCTCTTTTAAATGACATTTTGTTTTTTCCTTTTAGTTAAATTTGCTCAACGAGTTTCTGTAAATGACTAATCGTTTTTTCAGCCCGATTATAATCTGCCGGATTTTTAATAAATTTTTTAGCCTCCTCCAGTAAATTTATATTGCAAATATGGAGTAATCTCCCCTGGTTTGTCATGGTTTTACTCGATGCAATACGAAATGATTTATTGCATATTGATTGAATTTCCGGTGATGTAGGAACATAATCGCTGGTCATTTTTTTAAGTCCTCCCATAGTTTTTTAGATGTTTCATTATCAGCAAAATCAATAATATATTGATCTTGAATGTTTTCTATTTTTTCAGTTCTTACCCCTGCATAAAAAGAACTTGTTTCCCTGGTATAAACAACAACTTCAGGAAGATCGTCTTTATCAGTATAAGTGATGACTTTTTTCCCGTCAAAGCCACCCAATTTCTTTTTAGTTTTAACCTCAGACTTCATAAATAAAATCCAATCGGCCTTAGCGCTTAACAAATTTGGAACAGAATGTTGACCAAATTCAGCCATATTTATACCCCACTTTTTATAATCGTCACCGTCAGACGAGACATTTTTTTCCCTGGCGTGTGCAATCAAAACCACATTCATGCCTTTTTTATGCAGATGCTTTAGTGCAGCAAAGAAGCGGGTTTCCCACGTTGAGACCAGTTTTTCATAGCCGGTTCCATAGTTATAATCACCGATGCTAGTGACATCGACATAAATATCTTTGCCTTTTTTTTCCTTGGGAATCCTTGAAATGATTGCCGCGCAAAATAATTTATCAACAAACATCCCTGAATCAATAATAACGGTTTTATAAAATTCACTTTGCTTTGCTATATGTTGCAGCATTTGAAAAAATTCATCTTCTGTTTTGGGCAAAATAACTTCTTCGTCATTTGCCCCTTTGAGAACGAATTTACCCACGCCTTTTAGCTTTTCAACACCTTTTTCAACCGCTAAAAACATGGGTTTTTCAGCGTGCTTACAGAGCCAAGTTTTACCCACTTTGGGCGGCCCGTATAAAATCCCAAAATAAGGGCCGTTAACTACGTTCTCGGTAATTTCGAGCGAGTCTAAAAAGGATAGTTCACTCATGGCCTTGCTCGGCTAAAAATTTAGCAAAAATATGCTTAGTCAGTTCTTTGATAGTCACGCTTTTTTTTGCCGCCAGTATCCTAAGTAGCTTGTGCTGTAGTGAATCAATGCAAATCATGGCCGGTTTTTCTTTGTCTTTGTTTTTCATGTATTAAGTCCCGTTAAATTAATGTTATGAGCCTTCGCCATAGCCTACGCCTGAGCCTTCGCCATAGCCTACGCCTGAGCCTTCGCCATAGCCTGCGCCTGCGCCTGAGCCTACGCCATAGCCTGCGCCTGAGCCTACGCCATAGCCTGCGCCTTCGCCTGAGCCATAGCCTGAGCCTTCGCCATAGCCTGAGCCTACGCCTTCGCCTGAGCCTACGCCATAGCCTACGCCTGAGCCTGCGCCATAGCCTGCGCCTGAGCCTGAATCATCAGTAATCATTTATGCTATCTCGCGCTTTATCAGTACATAAAATAGTCTCAATAATTCCGGTCAGCTGAATCAGCGGATTCAATGTGTCAACTTTTTTACCCGATACCATCCCCATTTGCGCCACGCCGGATAAAGCCACGCCCCCGTTGCTGCCCCACGACCACAAGCGGCGGCTGTTTTTTAAAATTACAGTATCGCCAACCTGAGAAACGAGTTCACCTGTGTGAACGCCGCAGGAATAGCCGCGACAAAGGACATATTTGCCCACCATTGGTGACTCAACTTGTCTTTCGGTCGCAATACCGGATGAAAATAGCGCATTAATTTCTTTTAGTTGGCCTAGCGTTAAGTCGTTTATGTTCATTTTTTTTCCTTGTTAGTTAAATTTAAAGTACGGCTTATTATAGTCTTAAATAATTTTAATTGTCAATTATTATTTAAGTGCGGTTTTTTTTGTTTGTTTTTGCTATATGATGCTATTATTTAAACTCGCCGCTAGGGTAGCTCCCGAACCCTGTAACACCCGCACAGACTGTGGCGATTTTTTTTTGGCGGGATTTTTACGGGTGAAATCATGAATGACATTTCAAAAGTGTTTGAAAACGCGCGTCGTATCGATATTTTTTTGGCTTGGCAAACTATATCGGACGGACGCAAACAAATAAGGCGATACTCTCCAAACGCCTCAAACAGCGAGATAAAGTTGTTTGAACCTGCGACGAAAAAGGCCATTGACTGGCTTGAAGAAAATCAAAATCCAGAATGGCCGAACATTAATCTCGATGTAAAAATCCCGTTCGACACTTTTTACGTTGCGAGAAACTCATGCAAAAGGGTCTGAGCTGCGACATAGAACAAGCCAAGCGATTTCTAACCATTCTTGATGAAACAGCGGAAAAATTCACTTTTCAAACTTTTGACGACAAACCCACAAAAAACCCCGCACTGGCACGGTGGGTGCACGGGGATATTGATGCGCTTTTTACTGAGTTAGTTAATTACAATAGGCTCGGGGCCGGGGTGTTCGTCATGGTGCAGTCCGGTGACGGCTCCGGGCGCAACATCAAAGCGGTCAACCGGATCAGATGTATTTTCAACGAAAACGATCACGGAGTACCAAAAAAACAGCCGCTTGAGCCACAGATTGTGGTCGAAACATCCCCAGGTAAAGCGCACCATTACTTTTTAACAGATGGACTGGGGCTGGATGATTTTAAACCGATACAGGATCGGCTCATTACCGATTACGGCAGTGACAAAAATGCTAATGACTTGCCGCGTGTGTTGCGCGTTCCGGGATTTTATCACAATAAACAAGAGCCGCATCTTGTCACTATCGTTCATGAGTCCGGCGGCCAGGCTTACACTAAAGAGCAGATTGTTACCGCGTTCCCTCCGCACGTTAAAGAGCCTGAACAGCGCAAAGAATCGCCACTATTAACCGACAAATTATCATTTGAGCTACGCTCGGCATTGGGTGTGTTACGCGCTGATGATTACACTCAGTGGGTAAAAATAGGCCTTGCCCTTAGCTCGCTGGGTGATGTTGGGCGCGGCTTATGGCTGGAATGGAGTAGTCAGTATGCCGGTTTTGATTTTGCCGAGGCGTGTAAAAAATGGGAAACATTCAAACCCGACAGCATCGGCTATAAAACAGTTTTTGCCGATGCTCAGGCGGCGGGGTGGTGCAACAGTGCAAAAAAATTACAACAAAAATTGGCGACAGAAGAGGAAAACATTTTAACCTTTTCATGCGCTGATTCAATGGCCGACACGGCCACGGCCCCGAATTACCTGATAAATCGTTTTTTGGAAACTGATAGCCACGGGATCCTGGCCGGGGCCTCAATGGCGTTTAAATCATTTATGGCCCTGGCGATTGCACACTCTATATGTAATGGGGTAGATTTTTTTGGTCACAAATCTTTTGGGGCGCATAAAGTGGTTTATGTTTGTGGGGAGGGCAGAGGCGCTTTGTCCAGGCGGATGAGGGCGGTAAAAATAGTTCACGGTGGGTTCAATGATAATTTATTGGTTCTGGACGGAAAAATACGCATAGATAACGAGGATGATATACGGGCTCTAAACATACACATCCAGCGTATACGCCCAGCCCTGGTCATTTTTGATACGTTTAGCAGCATGAATAGCAACACCAACGAAAATGATAATAGCGAGGTGGCTAGCGCATTGGGTGTAATTCATAGGAACCTATCTAATGGCTTTACCAGCTCAATGATCGTCCATCATTTTGGCAAAGACGAAGAGCGCGGCATTCGAGGAGCCAGCGCCTTTACCGCCAACAGTGATTTTATAATGCTAATGAAACGTGAGGATATGGATTCAATGGAGGTTGTTTTAAAATCCAGCAAAACAAAAGATGGTGACAATATGGACGAAATAACAGCTATTGCTCGCGTGGTAGAGCTGGGTATTGTTGCTCAGGACGGCACATCGTCAACATCACTAATTTTAGATAATGTTGATATTAAAAAACGCGGTCGGCCTGAGCTTAATAATGATATTTTAGATCATGCGTATGGGGTAGCAATAAATGACGAGCCAGTAGATACAAATATGGGGATTGGTGTTAAAAGGGCGTATTTTGTAATGATTGCAATTAGCCTAATGACGCAAAACCCCTCATCAAAAAGGGTTATTATTACAAACTACATAAATAATCTTAAAAAACAAGGTGTTATGACCGAATCAGCCGGTGTTTTAGTGAAATTAGGGGTGTAACGAAATTCAAAATTACACTAAGTGCAATTTACATTTCGTTACAGTTTCGTTACACCGTTACACAAGTGTGTTTTTATTATAAAAATCAATAGCTTAAAGTGTAACGAAAATAAAATGTAATAGAATTACTGGGTGTAATGTAATACATCCCCCCCTATAAGGGGGGGATTGTGTTACACCTCATTACAATTACAGTTACAAAGTGGGTTTTTTAGGCATGTAATTGTTTACATCCTTTTTACCAAGCACGATTTTGGTTAAACCGCACCCATTGCGGTCAATATAAACAATCATTATCAATATTATCAATAACTTAGCTTATTTTTATGGCTTTGTTGTGTAAATAAATTTACTTTTAAATTTATTTATGTATAATGGTCAGCAAGTGAGGCGGTGCGCTGAACTACTACTGGAGTAAGCAAATGGCAACAGCGGATGACTTAAAAGACACTTTAAAGAAATTCAACAAAGGTGTAAAAACTGTAGAATTAGATAAGGATATGTTTACGGTACATGTAACAAGCAAAAAATCAGCCGCAGGCGTAACTATGGATTTGTTGAAATCACGGGCGTTTAAATCCGTCGTCGCAATGGCTGATAATATAAATGGCGGATTTGACGTTTATGCGACTGTTAAATAGATGACACTATCAGAGCAATGCAAAAAGGCGGGGCTTGATAGCCTTGCTGAGTTTGTCAGGATCAACGGGGAATGAAATGAAAATTATTATTTTAACTATTTTTTTGGTATTATCAGGGTGTGCAACCTGTTCGGATGGGTTAGATTCTGATATTGTTAAATACGGAGATGCTGTTGCTATGATAAAATATGATTCGTGCGTACAGCGTAGGATGGCCGGTGCAGCATCTTTTCAGCAGGGAATGAGCGGGGTGGCTAATTCATTCAATCAAAAATCAAAAATTTATAGCGATCAGCTGCCACGAACCCTTAACATAAATCAATATTAAACATTATGGCCGCAGAATCTAAACTAGAGCCGGGTAGAGAAAAGACCGGCGGCAGAGAGAAAGGCACTCCAAACAAAGCAACAGCAGCGCTTAAAGACATGATTTTGGGCGCTCTTGATGATGCAGGAGGGCAGACTTACCTGGCTCAGCAGGCTCTCGACAATCCTGGCGCATTTATGGCGCTGATTGGCAAAGTGCTGCCGAAAGATTTAAATCTTGGCGTTGATACCACTCTGAATATCATCCTGAGGAAACCCTAAATCTTGGAAATATCGCTCCCAAACCTATGGGACACTAGGCCACACCAGGCGCCAGTCTGGAAATATCTACATGACGGCGGAACCCGTGCCGTAACCCAGTGGCACCGCCGCGCAGGGAAAGATGACACATTCCTGAACTGGACGTGCATGGCTGCACATGAGCGGATTGGCGGATATTGGTATATGATGCCAGAATTTGCCCAATGCAGGCGAGCAATGTGGGACGCGCAAACAGAGCGAACCGTAAACGGACAGGTGATTAGTAAACGGCGAATGGATTGGGCATTTCCCGAGGAAATCAGGTCCGCCACTAACCAGCAGGAAATGAAAATAACGCTGAAAAGTGGGTCGATTATCCAGCTCGTAGGTTCAGATAATTACAACTCGTTGGTAGGCTCCCCGCCGGTGGGCCTAGTTTTTTCCGAGTATGCAATCAGTAATCCGTCGTCATGGGCATATCTCATGCCCATCATGGAGGAAAACGGCGGATGGGCATGTTTCAACTCCACACCACGCGGTAAAAACCACTTTTATAAAATGTGCCTCATGGCGCAGGATAGGCCCGGATGGTTTTACGACAAACGTACCGTGGATGACACGACAGTTTTTACCGTTGAGCAGCTGGCGAATATCCGCGAAGAACTATATTCTCAGTATGGGGCTGATTTTGGCGAGGCTATCTACCAGCAGGAATATTACTGCTCATTCGAGGCCGCCGTTATTGGCGCTATTTGGGCGGATTGTATAGAAAAGTTGCGTTACCAGGACAGAATAACCAGCGTTCCTCACAACCCACAACATCCAGTGCACTGCTCTTTTGATATAGGCAAAAAAGATGCAACAGCAATTTGGTTTTTTCAAATTATCGGACAAGAAATTGCCGTTATCAATTATCACGAATCTAACCACAAAGATGTGCCGTTCTATTGCCAGCTATTACGCGACCTGGCAGACACCGAGGGATACCACTACGCCACTCAGTGGCTACCGCATGACGCGTGGCATGATACTCTCGCAGCTGGAGGGAAAACCGTCATTAAGCAATTTATTGATAACGGCCGTGACGGTAGGATTGGCAAGTTCCGGCGTGTACCCAGCGTTTCACGTCAGGACGGTATACAGGCAGCACGAGCCACATTCCCGCGCTGTCGGTTTGACGAAAAAAAATGCGCAGACGGACTGGAAGCATTAAAATTTTACCATCATGCCTACAATGATGAAAAAAAGGTTTTTACCACCGAGCCAGTACACGACTGGGCATCGAATGGCGCTGACAGTTTTCGTTATCTGTCGCTGGTATGGCGCGAGGCCAGGGCAGAACCGGAGCAACAGCCTGTCGATCAACAATTGATTGATAAATCAGTGCAATCAATTACAATGGGATCGCTGACCAAAAACCATCTAGCAAAAATGAAGCGCAGGCGCGAAAATAATGGGTAGTCAAAACGAGATAGAAACCACCACGCCCAACGGCGGCGTAAAATACTGGCTAAATGAGCTGGACGAGGCCAAAAAACGCGACCAAGACTATCACAAAGAAGGCAAGCGCATTATCGATATTTACGAGTGCAAAGATGCCGCAAAAGTTCCGTTTAACATCTTGTTCAGCAATACCGACACCATCCTCCCCGCGCTCTACTCAGCAATCCCTCGACCGGTAATAAAACAACGCTACAAAAATGAGGATGCAACCGCTCAAGCGGCGGCCACCGCAGGCGAACGCCTGCTTACGTACTTACTAGACACAAATACCGATGGTTACGAGACATTTAACGACGGCATTGAAAACAGCGTCATTGATGCGCTTCTACCAGGGCGCGGCGTTACCAGAATCAAATACGACGCGGAAATAGTAGAGCCGGAAATTACAAAAGAGCCAATAGACAGCGATCAGACAGGCGATGACGTAGAGCCGGAAATGACAAAAGAGTCGGAATTGGTTTGTGTTGATTCTATATGTTGGGATAAGGTTTTTTTCGGTTATGCAAAAAAGTGGTCAAAAGTCCCGTGGGTTGCGTTTGAAGAAATTATCGACAAAGACGAAGCTGTCCGCCTGTTCGGAAAAGAAACGGCCAACAAGATCAATTTTGTCAAAGAAGGCGGGGATGATGACGAAGCTCACAAAGAGAATGAGCATCAAGGCGGGCGCAAAACCGCTGTAATTTACCAAATTTGGGACAAGGATGGTGGTAGAAAAGTCCGCTATGTGTCCAAACATTACAAAGACGACTACCTAAAAGTTGACGATGACCCGCTGGAATTAACCGGCTTCTATCCAATGCCGCAACCGCTCACGCTGATTGCAAAATCGAACAACATGACCGCAACCGCGCCATACTCAGTTTATGAAGAGCAGGCGAAAGAGCTGAACGAGGTCACTCGGCGCAGAACGCGAGTGCTCAAGGCAATCAAAGCTAAAGGCATCTATGATGCAGAACTAGGCGGCGACATTGAAAACCTGATGGATGGCGACGATAATACGCTGATTCCAGCAGACAAATCGGCTGTATTAAGTGAAAAAGGCTTTGAAAACAGCATTTGGTTTATGCCGATTGAGCAGCTCATTAGGGTGTATATGGAGCTGACCAATGCACAAAATAACATCAAACAAATCATTTACGAAATTACCGGCATATCAGACATTATCCGTGGCTCGACCGTAGCCAGCGAGACCGCGACCGCACAAAACATAAAGTCACAATGGGGAACCATGCGGCTAAAGCGCAATCAGGGTGAAATACAGCGGTACGCACGGGACATGATGCGGCTAATGTTGGAGATTGCAGCGTCCAAATTTAGTGAGGAAACATGGGCGGCAATGACCGGTCTTGATTACTCGACGGATCAGCAAGTAGCGCAGGCTCAGCAAATCATGCAGGCCACACAGCAAATTCAACAGCAACTGGCTATGCAGCCGCAGCAGATAGGCCAAGACGGACAACCACAGCAGCCACAAATACCGCCGCAAGCCATGCAAGCCTATCAACAAGCGCAGCAGACCCTACAGCAACCGCAGTGGTCGGCGGTTCTGGACTTGCTCAAAAATGATATGCAACGCTCTTACCGGATTGACATTGAGACCAACTCAACCATCATTCCCGAGGCGACCGAAGATAAACAGAACATGAACGAGGCGCTAACGGCCTTAAGTACATTCGTTGAAAAATCGCTCCCCGTGGTTCAGGCCGGGCTATTGCCATTTGAAGGATTTAAGGCAATTTTGCTCAAAATATCCCGTCAGTTCCAGTTCGGTGAAGAAATTCAAGACGAACTCAAAGGAATGCAGGCACCGCCGCCACCGGCTGCCCCAGTAGACAATTCCATGCAGATTAAGCAGATGGAACTACAAGCTAAACAGGCCAGCGATCAGATGAAGGCCCAGGCTGATGCGGCTAAAGTTCAGAGCGACAAAGAAACTGCCCAAGGACAAGCCATGTTACAGGCCAATATTGAAAAGATGCACCAACAAGATGTTCAGGGTCAAGCCATGCTCGATGTTCAACTTGAAAAAATGCGCCTTGAGAATGATAAATTGCTAGAAATAATGCGCATTGCATCCGCCGAAAAGACAGCAAAATATCAATCGGATTTAGATGCACGCACGAAAATAGAACTCGTTACAATGCAGAATCAATGCGCTATTAAACAGGCGGCGATAAATGCAAATACCAACATCAATGAAGACGCTGTCAATGATTTTGATAACGATGGAAATCTACAGCCAAAACAATCAATAATGGATAAAATGCTGGTTGCGATAACAGAAATGAATCAACGCACCGAAGATCAATTAAAATCAGCAATAGAAGCAATGGCATTGATTCAATCTGCCCCCAAAAATGTCATACGGGATATGCAGGGTAGGCCGGTTGGCATTGAATCAGCATTTCAAACACAAACCATCGTTCGTAATTCGGACGGTAATATTATCAGAATTCAATAGGATTTATCATGTCAAAATCAAACGTATTTGAAAATGATTTATTGGGACTAGTTTTCAACAATACGGCCATTGCCGATATTGGTGACGTGGCTGGATTGAGAGCATCAACAGCAGCCGGAAGTTTGTATTGGTCACTACACACCGCAGATCCCGGCGAGGCAGGTACTGCCATCACTAATGAAGCGGCCTATACCGGATATGCGAGAATTGTGGCCGCCCGGTCAGCAGGTGGATTTACCATTACCGGAAATAGCGTCAGTCCACCGGCAAATGTTGATTTTGGCGAATGTACTGCTGCAGCTGGTGGGCCTCTGACACATTTCGGTATCGTCAACACGGCATCGGGCGCAGGCAAATTGCTTTATTCAGGTACTTTGACACCCAATATCACGATGGCCGTCGGTGTGATCCCTAGGATCAAAACAACCAGCACAATTACCGAAGATTAGGCCGTGGCTACAATCACGCTAAAAACCACCTATGAATGCGCCGGCGG